GGCCTGCGCCTCCTCCGCTTTATCAACCATCTCCGCGACCTTGCTGTAATAGGCTTCGGTAATTTTGGCGGCCTTATCGACCGGAATACCGTTTTCATGAAACACAGCGCGCATGTCTTCAAAGACCGGGTCCTTGCCGTCTTCGCCGGGCCGCATGACCTTGGACGCCAGATCCTCGGGCAGTTCGATTTTATAATCATCAAGGGCTTCAGGAACACCGGCTTTTTTGGCCTGATCCTTGCGGTAGCCGTCCACAGCCTTGAACAGATTGTCGATCGTCTCCTGATCGTTCTCGCCGGCATAATGATCCGGCATCCCCTCCGGGCGATAGCTTTCCGGCTGAGTTCCTTCGGGCTGGCTTTCAGCGCCATCGCCGCCGTCAACGCCGTCCGCAGGCTGATTTCCTTCGGGCGCGGTCGCCGCTGCTTCGGCCGCCGGAGTAGCTTCTGCTGCCGCCGCAGCGGCGGGATCAGGTTGTTTGTCTATGTTTGTATTTGCATCACTCATTTTTAGTCTCCTGTTGTGTTAAAAAAAACTCTAAACTCTAAACTCTAAACTCTAAACTCTAAACGCCTTTACTTTTTCCGCTTCTTCGCCGGCGGCTTCACGTTCTGCCCGGCATGGATCATCGAAAAAAACCATGTCGCCAGCTCATTCTGACCCTTGCGGATCAGGCCGTAAGCCGCTTGCTGATCCATCGTATAAACCATGCCGCCTTCCGGGGAATTGTTCAGATACGGCGACCGCCGCAGCGACGCATCCAAAAGCGCCTCGACCACCCGTTTCCCGGCGGGCGTCGCATAGATTTGCGCGAAGCATTTTTTTATGTCTTCATCTTCCCGGTTTTTAAAATCAGGCGGAGCGGTTTCGGATGCCGCCAAACCGGCCCATCCTTCGCCGCCGCCGATGCCGAGCGCTTTTAAAATATCCTCCGGACCGGGTGAATTCGGCAGGAACCCCCCTGCTGTTTGTCTTCCAAGTTCGTTATTACCACTCATTTTTCAGCCTCCTGTTGCTGGTTAAAAAAAACTCCAAACTCCTTTACGCCGCCTGCTGCATCGGCGCGCCGCCGGCCTGCTGCTGTGCCTGCGCCGCCGCAAGCTGTGCCATTTCCTGCTGCGCCTTTTGCCGTTCCTCCGCAGTCGGGATCAGGATCGCCGGAACCCCCATCCTGTCAGCCGCCCAGACCGCAATCTCGGGCAGACGCGCCACCACGGTCGCCAGCTGCGGACCGCCCAGACCGATCACCGTTTCCAGCCACTGGATCACCGTCTGGACTTCGCGCATCTGCTGCGCGTTTGCCAGAGGCGAATTGATCTGCATCTTGAGGGTAAACTGGTCGATCTCAACCCTGTACGGGATAAAGCCCTGCCGCACCAGTATATCGACGACCTTGCGCCCATACTGCACCGTGTCCGACGTCAAGCGCCCGATCGCGCCGCCGATATCCTGCGTCAGTTCCCGCACGCGGTTGATGATTTCCGTCGCGCTGCGCGGGTTGCCGGAGACTTCCGGCAGGCTGTCATCGTAAAGCCCGGCGCGGATGCGTTTCTGGAAATTTTCCAGCACAAGCTGCGAAATATCAAAGCTTCGCGGTGCGTCAAGCGGCACCATCGAAGCCCCGACCGATCCGCCGGTCGCGGCGACCGGGATCAAAGCGCCCGGCGCAATCATGATATTATCCGGATTGAGAACGCCGTCATCACGCACCAGATACATACCGGCCAGCGCAATCGAGGCGTTTTTGAGGACCATTTCCACGATCTTGTTCGCGGTGCGGATATCCGCCATTGAGATCAGCACCGGACCCGGACCGTAAGGAACACCTTGCAGACGCAGCCAACGTAAGATTGTCCAGGGACAAATATCATAAACGCGCTCGACAATCTTGTCCGCCGTCTTTCCCTTGCCGGTAATATGCAGGATTTCATAGTACCAGCGAGGGTCTTTCACGCCGCCCCAATACGTCACCTCGGCCAGCTGCACTTCCGGATCCTCGCCGTCCTTCGCCTTGCCCAGCAAATCCGTTAATTCCTGCGTCATGGTCGCATCCGGCCACAGCCCTTCGATGTCGCGGATTTTCATGCCGTCCCGGTTTCGGTAAAATTCAACGTCACGGCCGCGCGCATCCGTCACCACGGCGATTTCCGCCTGTGACACGCATTGCGATATCATCGGGTTTGTATCCGAACCCATATCCTCAAGATCAAGCAAAACACCCGTTCCGGCGATCACCAGATCAAGCAACGCAGCGCCGCGCGCGTCCACCATCTCGCCCTGGTTAACCACCATGTTCGCCAGCGTCGATATGCCGGACAATTGCCGGTTGATCTGCTCGGCCGCCGCTTTGTCTTCACCGAGCTGGAGATCGAGCGCCGGGCCGGTTTTAAGCTCAAGCCAGTTCTGATCCGGCGGCGTCAACTCTGTCAACAGCCGGTTGGCAAGACGCGTCGCGGATTTTACAGCCGTACTGTCAAATTGCCGGTTCATGGGCTTGGGCGCGTTTTTATCGGACGCATAGGGGTTAAGCCCCGGCATCACCAGCTCATAAGCTTCCTCGTAAATCACCCGCCATTTATCCTTGATAACCCAGGCCGCCTCGCGCCGCGCGAGGAGCTGTTTAACGTCCAGCTTTCCGCCGGTTTCTTTTTTCGTTTGCGCCATGATTTTCACCCTCCCAGTGTGGTTTTAAGACCGGACGTGCTCGGCCCGGAAAAAGCAAGCTGCCCACGGCTCGACCGGCGGGCAAGAACCGCGCGCCTTTGCCCGGCGAGCTGCTTCGACAAATCCGCTTCGCGGGCGTCCGCGGCTTGCCGCTGTCGTTTGACGGAAGCCTCCTGCGCCTGCAGGCTTTCTTCCTGCCGCCTTTGCGCGGCGGCCATCGCCGCCGTGTCCGGTCCTTTCGGTTTACCGCCCAAGACCTTACTGACAAGCGCTCCGATTACTATTTCTGCCATTATTCTCCCCTTTCCGTTGTGTGTGGCCAAAGATAGATATCCATGTCCTCGCCGCGACTTCCTGCCCGCTTGAGGGTCGTTTCGTACTCGAACCCGATCCGGCGCGCCCACAGGCCGCCGCCTTCAAACCCTCTACGCACGCGCATTTCCATGCGATGAAGGTTGAATATTTCATACATCGCCGCCGCCAGACCTTGTGCCATACCCAGAATAACCGGCGCTTGCCGCCGAAACCCCGCGCCGTTGTACTGCCACAGCTCCGCCACACCGCCCATCGGTATAATACCGACGATACAGGCCGGATTTTGCGCGTCCGGAAGAGCGATCGACGGGAAATGTATAATCTGCTTGATAATGAAATCCCGCGCCTGGCCCGGCACCGCCGGCGGCACGGACGGATCGGCGGGCGCCATTGTCTGAAAGGCGGTAAGAACAGGATTGTTGTTCATCGTTTCAATCATATCGGCACCTCCACCCGCGCCTGACGGCACTTGCTGAAATTTCCACGGTTCGCGGCGCGGCGCTCCCGCACCATCGTTTTTTCATAGCCGCCATCGTCCAGGGCGAAATACTGGATCGCGTCATGCACGTCTGACGCCGGATGCGCCTTGGTCGGTTTGTCGTCGATCGTCCCGTTCGCGCGTTTTTTGAAACAATAATCCGAATTAAAGCCCTTGCGGGTTATCTTCGCGCGCGGAGAGATCAGGATCGCCGGCTTCGCGCCGTCAATAACCGTCGTCAACAGATCATCCACAGCAGACGTCCGTTTTGACGGGTCGTTTGTCGGGGCTTTGGTGAAGCGTGCCCCGCCCGTTAGCCCCATCGCGTCGGACAGCGTATCAAGCCAGTTTTTCAAATCGCTGTCTTTTGCATCCATGCGATCCGCCGACGGGTCCACCGTGCCGCCGACAAGACGCGCGGCGGGAAAATGCTCCGCGGCATATTGCAAACAGGCAGCGCCAAGCTGCTTCGCGCCGCCGCGTATATAAACCTCGCCCAAAATACGGCGCTGGCCGTTCGGCATGGTCTGGGAAAAAATCACCGCCGGATGCGTTTCCGCGTCCGCATAAAGCTTGATCGGCAGACCCTCGACAGCGGGCAGATCATAGGCGGAACAGTGAAAATCATCGTTATAATCCTCGTAAACCGGCTCCCCTTCACGGGAAAACCCATATTGACTATCGACATTCCGCCTGATCCACCATTTTTTCTTGCCCCGGATCATCCGCTCGTAATAGCCAGGTGGAAGGTTTTGCGTGTTTTCCGCGCCCGCGCTGCGCCCGCCGGGCTGCTTGAACAACCGATGTCCCTCCGGACGAATTTCTTCATACAGCTTGTAAAGATAATTATCCGTATCCGGCGCGTTGTAATCCAGCAATCCGCAATAAAACGATGCGCCGCCATGAACTTTTGACGGATAGCGCCCGATCCGACCATCAAGGAAATCCTTGATATCCGGCGCCAGCAAGTCACCCTCGTTCAGCCAGTAATGCGTAATTTCCCAACCCTTGGCCAAATCCTCGATGTTATTGCCGTCAAGGCCAATAAATTCAAACACCAGATCCACGACCGTACCATCATTCAGCGCAAAATTGACCTGAAAGGACAGCGGCTCCGGGCTTGATCCGCCGCCAAACCAGCGCATTCCCGGCCCGCCCTCACCAAACCACGTTTTAATGCTCTTGATCGTTGTCCGTTTCAGGTTCGTACTGGTTTCCCTGACCACGCCAACCTTCGTATAACGCACCTTTTTCCCCGGAAAACGCTTAGCAGCGATCGGAGATACACGCTGTTCAGCCGCTAAATCCAAAATTTTCATGAGGATAGCGGTCGTTTTTCCGCTTCCCATCGGACCCATAATCGCCGATACTTCCGAGCGATCGGCAAAAAACGCGGCGGCGACGGGACCGGGCGGATTAAACTGAAGATTAACGCTCATACTGATACCCCGCCGCATTTTCTATAATTTTTGCCGTTACCCCGGCCCCGATTTTCCCCAAATTTTTTTTCGATTTTTGCCCTTTCCGGGTTTTAACTTTTTTAACCAACTTCTGCGTGTCGATACCCCGATGATCGAGGATCGCGCGAAAAGAAGAACCACCCGCGCCGGCGGCGGATGAAAAAACAGGCACAGGAAGGGATGCCGATTGCTGATCTTTAATCATCTTACTCATTCCCGATTTTCCTTTTCTTCCAAGGCGTTACATGGCGCGTCCAACTCTTTCGCGTCCAACTCCGGCAAATTGCCGCCTGTAAACCCTTGATTTTCTTGGCTTTCTGGATCAATGAATTCTGCGTCCATAATACCGGCCCCGGCGACATCGTCAGCGCTCGCTGTGCCGCTATTAATCACCAGCGTCATCAGCCCGCCGCCGGTATTCTCAACAGCCAGCGGCTGCTTCTGATGCAGATACGGCGCAAGCTCTTTCATACACTGCAGCTGCATCTGGAGCAGCTCCTTGCGGTCCTTGTACGCCAGCCCCTCCATCGATGCGCCCAAATCCTTCGCCAGCTGATCCATCGGCCTGAAGGCCACCTCGGCCAGCCCGACCAGCGGACTTGGATACCGGGACAGCAGAAAATCGCGCCACGCCGCCGTTGACTTGTTCTTCGATCCCGGCGGCCGCCCCGGCCCCCTGCCCTCTGCAACCTCGTTTTCCGCGCTTTCCCGGCCCTTGCTTTCACATAACGGAAGCAAAGCCATCTGTTCCGCATCCACCATCTCACATCCCGGCGGCGCAGCCTCCGGGTCATGCCCCTCTGCCACCACACTCTTCAACCCCGATTTTTCGCCTGCCAGATTATCAATCATAATAAAAACCTATTATTTTATTCATTTTTCGCAGGAACCTGCGGTTTACAAAGGACCGTTACCGACCGTTACCAAGACCGTTACCATTTATCTTATTGTTTTAATTAACAAAAAAACAAAAAGTAACAAAGTAACGCTGGTAACGCATAAAATCGTACTCACATGCGCGCGCACACGCATATATAGGTATTGTGCAAATTACCGTTACCCCGTTACCTTTTGAAAATCACACAATTAAAACAATGACTTGCGCGGTAACGCCTAGCGTTACCGACCGTTACCAGCGTTACCACGCAATTAAAGACTTGACATTTGCGAATTGCTTGAAGACAGCGGGTCAGGGGACACCAAAAGCAAGACGCA